AATATCAATATGACTTAGCAATAAAATATAGAAATTTATACTAAACAGAGAAAGAGAATACAAAAGCATATAATCAAGAGTTATCTAATGATAGATCAAAAGCTATAGTATTTCAACAATCAATGTCTGATCTAAAAAATTCTAATGATTCATTAATACAAGAAGCTCTTAGAATTAAGAAAGAACTTAATATTAAGGATAAGAATGTATCGGGAATTACTTATCAAACTGCTACTATTACAAAAAGAGATACTATCAAGACTAAAGATACTATTTTTGTAAATACAGTTAATATTGATACAACAGTTACTGATGGTAAATGGTATAGTTTAAATCTTAAACTTAAATATCCTAATATTATATCTGTTAAACCTGTATACAAAAGTGAACTATTTACTATAATTAATACTAAAAGAGAGACTATTAATCAACCTTCAAAAGTATTCTTTATAAAATGGTTTCAGAAAAAACAAACAGTTGTCTATGTAAATATTAAAGAGAACAATCCTTATATAAATATTAATGAACAAAAGTTTATAAAAGTTATACAATGAACATCAGTAATGAATATATGCAACCTATTGTAGGTGTTGCTTCTATGTTACTAAGTAATGTAATTATTTGGTTTTTAGCAAAGAAGAGATACAACAGTGAAGTAGATGCTACTCTAATTAGTAATATGCAGGATTCCTTAGAATTTTATATGAAATTATCAGATGATAATAAAACGAGATTAGAGGAAACACTTAGAAGAAATGAAAGTCTTGAAAAAGAGATACATCAACTAAGAGATCAAGTATTTAAATTAATGGATAATTGGGTTAGAGAACCTAAAAACCTTAAAAGTAAAGATACTAATACTATTAGTAATAGTAATAAAAATAAAGAATTTAAAGAGATTAAGATCAATGAGATTGACAGTAATAAGAAAATTCAAAGGACCAAATTACACAATAGGTAACCTTTATATCAATGATAAATACTTCTGTGATACTCTTGAAGATATAGATAGAGGACTTAAAGACTCTATGACTCCTGAAGAGATTGCTTCTATAAAGATTAAGGGTGATACTTGTATACCTACTGGAACTTATAAAGTAGCAATGAATATAGTTAGTAGTAAGTTTAGTAACTATGCTAAATATTCTTATGCAAAAAGTATAGGAGCTAGAATGCCTAGAGTACTTAATGTTAAAGGTTTTGATGGAGTATTAATACATCCAGGAAATACTACTAAAGATACTGAAGGATGTCTACTTGTAGGATATAATAAAGTAAAAGGTAGTGTATCAGATAGTTTAAATACTTGGAAGAAGTTATATACTATTCTATTGAATAGTATTAATAATAAAGAAGACATTTATATAGAATATAAATAGAAAAAAAGTAATTTAGTATGTGAACTATAACAATTTTAATTATAAGGTTGTATGGTTCACATATTTTGTATACTTTTGCATAAGTTTTTAATTAAAGAAGAATTAAATTATGGGAGCAATTGGAAATTTAAGTCTAGATAGTATTGTAGATGGTGATGCACTTAATCTATTTGATGACGATGAAACACAGGAGTCTACTACTCCTGAAGAGGAATCTAAAAGTGAAACAACTGAGGATTCTGATAGTAGTGAAAATAATAAAGAAAATGAAAATGTTAACACTATTGAGGTAGATCCTAAGAATCTATTTGATGATGCAACAGAAGAAGTTGAATCTAAAGATAAGATACCAGAGGATAAACCAGAGAGCGTAGATAGTGAAGAAGCAAAAGATAAAGGTGACAAGGATGCTACTCCAGATGAAAGTAGTGATTCTTCTAATAATGACTTCTTCTCTTCCATAGCTACTGCTTTTGTTGTAGAGGGCATCCTTCCTAACCTTGATGATGATTCTATTAAGAAAGTTAAGACTGCTGAAGATCTTAGAAAAGTAATAGATGATCATATTAAAAGTGAACTTGATGAAAAGCAAAAAAGAGTATTAGAAGCTCTTGATAATGATATACAACCTGATGAAATTAAACAATATGAAAATGTTATTAATAATCTTAATAATGTTTCAGAAGACTTTTTAAGAGAGGAATCAGATAATGCAGCAAATGCAAGAAAAAGTTTAATTTATCAAGATTATATTAATAGAGGTTTCTCAGAAGACAGAGCTAAAAGAGAGGTTGAAAAATCTATTAAATCAGGTACTGACATTGAAGAATCTATTGAAGCTTTAGCTAGTAATAAAGATTATTATACTGAAAGTTATAATGATGTTATTGAAGAAGCTAGAAAGAGTAAAAACAAAGAACTTGAAGATACAAAAAGAAAATCTGAAGAGATTAAAAAGAATTTAATGGATGGTAGAACTACTTTCTTTGGTGATTTAAATCCAGATAAAGCTACTAGACAAAAAATATATGATAACATTACTAAACCTGTATATAAGGATAAAGAAACAGGTAGAATGTTAACTGCTGTTCAGAAATATGAAAAGGATCATGGACAAGAATTCTATGCTAAGATAGGTATTTTATATACTTTAACTGATGGCTTTGAAAATCTTAATGGTCTTACAAAAGATAAAGTAAAGAAAGAAATTAAGAGGGGTTTTAAAGATCTTGAATCTAAAATAAAACATACAGATAGAAGTTCCTATGGTAATATGAAATATGCTTCAGGTTCAGCAGGTGTAGATGGTTTAGGAGAGGGAGTAGAACTCTTAACTTATTAAAAATATTAGATAATAAATAAAAAAATTTAGATTATGGTGGCACAAACATTGCTAGGTAAATTTCAAACTATGGGCTTCTCTTACTATAAGGGTCTCTCAAGCAAGAACCACATGGGAGCTTTATTTCAAAGTGCTCCTCAAAAGGGTTCTAACTTGGTTGTACAACTTTTAGCATATCAGCAAGGTAAGACTCTTGATACATTGTTAAGTACATTTCCTACAAAAGAATTTGATAATGATGAAGAGTATACTTGGGATGTAACAGGTAGTTCATATAGAAATATTCCTCTTGTTGAAGCAAGGGATGAAAATGGTTCTATAGTAGAATCAGCAGGTACTATGGTAGGTGCTGGAACAGCTCCTTTCTATCTTGTATTTGGAGAAGATTGGTTTGCAGATGGTGAATATATTGTAGGTGAACTTAATGAAATCTATCAATTTAGAATACTAGCTGCTGCTAGAATGGAAGGTACTAATGCAGTTTATAAGGTAGAACTTGCAGGTGCTAACTCTGTTGGTGTTCCTTCTGAGAGATTGCTTTCTGGTGAGAAGTTCTCTATTGAGGCTGCTTATGTAGAAAAGGAAATGTCTAGAAAAGTAGGTGATATTAGATTTAAGTCTAGTATAGCTATGAGGAATGAGTTCTCTGTTATTAGAATCCAACATAAGGTTTCTGGTAGTATGCTTAATCAATGTCTTGCTGTAGGTATTCCTATTGCAAAAACAGATGCAAGTGGTAAGAGAACTATTACAACTACTAACAAGTGGATGTTTAATGTGGATTATGAATTGGAAAAACAATTCAGAGACTATAAGAACAATGCTCTTGCCTTTGGTAGAAGTAACAGAAATGCTAATGGTGAATACATGAACATTGGTAAATCAGGTGGTGTCATTAAGACAGGTGCTGGTTTATTTGAACAAATGGAAGTAGCTAATACTTTCTTCTATAGTGATTTTAGTCTTAAATTGATTGAAGATGCACTCTATGACATAGCTTCTGGTAAACTTGATATGAAGAATAGAAAGTTTGTTGTTAAGACTGGAGAAAGAGGTGCAGCTCAATTCAATAAAGCTGTAATGCAAACAACTAGTGGTTGGTTACCTTATGTTGTTAATGCTGATAATGTAGGAATGGTTAGCAGAGTTAAGTCTCCACTTCATGATAATGCTCTTTCAGCAGGTTATCAATTTGTTGAATACAAAGCTCCTAATGGTCTTACATTAACTATAGATGTAGATCCATACTATGATGATCCTGTTAGAAACAAGATTAAACATAGAAATGGTGGTCCAGCATTCTCTTACAGATATGATATTCTTGATATGGGTACTATGGATCAACCTAATATTTTCAAATGTACTGTAAAAGGTCAATCTGAATATAGAGGTTACCAATGGGGTCCATTCTGTAATCCATTTACAGGTGAGATTAATAATATGTCTGCTGCTAATGATGAGGACTCAGCAACAATCCACAAGAAAGCAACTCTTGGTATCTGTGTTCTTGATCCAACAAGAACTCTATCTTTGATACCTACTGAGTTAGCAGGTTAATCAGAATTCAATATATAAAAGTAGGGTAGTATTTTACTACCTTACTTTATATAATTTTTTTTAAAAAAATATACATAAGGAAGATATGTCTAAGAAAGAAGAAGCTACAGGATTTAAAGCTCCTGAACTAGAAGAAGATGATATAGAAATGGTACAACAACCAATAGTACCAGTTGAAAAAGAGTATAATGATAATCCTTATATAGTATCTGGTAATCAAGATAACTGTATAAACTGTTTAAGAAATGAAAAGGTCATAGTAAGACATATACCTAAGCAAACAGGTATGATAACTGACCCTAATCATGTATTATATGGTGGAATGTCAGAAACCTCAAAAAAGACATTTGCAGTACCTTACTTGAAGTCTGGTATAATGGCAGATGTACTTACTAAAGATGAAAAGAAATACTTAGAGCAAGTACTAGGTCTAGAACCTAATGCTATGAGTATCTATAATAGAGTTAATAACTTCTGGAAAACAGATAATGCTGAAGGTATAAATACAGTTACTCTTTATAAACAAGATAATATATTTGATTTATCTATTCCTACTGATTATATAAAGGTTAAGATACTTCTTGCTTATAAAGATAAGATAGCACCTTCAATGGAGGCTTGGCAAGACCAACCTAAACCTACTTATGAATTTGTGATAGTATCAGAAAAAGATAAGTATAAGGCAGCTTCTACAAGAAGAGAGTATAAGAAACTTTGCTATAAGGAACTTGGTAAGATTGAAGATGATAAAGATATATTAACATTTATAATAGAAACAATAGATGGTAGACCTATATCTAGTACATCTACTATAGAAATGCTACAGACTAAAGCTGATGATCTTATTACTGCTAATGCAAGTCTATTCTACAAGATAGCTACTGATGAACTATTACCAACAAAAGTAATGTTAAAGAAAGCTTTAAGAAAGGGTGTCGTAATTACTAGAAATGGTCTTTACTACATGAAGAAAGATAATCTTCCTCTTTGTTCTGCTAATCAAGAATCTACTTTAAATATAGCTGCATCTTTCCTTAATAAGCCAGAAAATCAAGAACTGAAATTCAGTATTGAAGCTCATATAAAATAAAAATTAAAGTATGAATGTAACAGAGTTTTCTAATCAATTTGATATTCTGTTTAATAATATAACAAGTAATCAAGCTCCTGGACTTAATGAGTATGAGAAATCAGTATTCCTCACTAAGGCTCAGGAGGAGATTATTAAAAATTATTTTAATCCTAAAGGTAATAAATATCAAGAAGGATTTGATGGTAGTCCAAAAAGACAGATAGATTTCTCTAACTTAATAGTAAGTATAGTCCTCTCAGTAGATGCAACTATTACTCCTATAGTAGACTTTAGAGCACTCTGTTATAAATTACCTACAGATATATTTTTCATTGTTAATGAATTAATAGAGTTTAAGAATATTGCCAGTAGTACAATTCATGGTACTAGACAGGTAGTAGCTCTTACTTTTCAGGAGTATATAAGATTAATGTCTAAGCCTTTCAAAGAGCCTCTTAAATGGCAAGCTTGGAGACTTATAACTAATAAGTCTGTTAATGCTGCTACTTCAGAATTAGTAATAACTTCTTCTGATTTAACTAAATACTCTGCTGATGCAAAGAATTATATTGTTAGATATGTAAAGCATCCTAGTCCTATAATTCTTATAGACTTAACTACAACTTATGGTGAGTCTTTGTCTATAAATGGTAAAACTGCTGTTTCAGAATGTGAATTATCAGATAATATTCATGATGAAATACTACAAAGAGCAGTTGAATTAGCTAAAATAGCTTGGGCAGGAGATCCTAATCAAGTTCAAATAGATACTCAATCTGGTCAGAGAAGTGAATAAAAATAGTAATTAATATGAAAAATACAGAATTAAGTGATACTTTAGATACCCTACTCAATAGTTATAACTCACAAGCACAGTTTGGTACAACTACTTCTGCAAGAGATATAGTATTAAATGAGTATGAAAAATCAGTGATTTTAACACAGGCACAAGATGCTATTATAAAATCTTATTTTGAAAGA